TTTGATAAAAATAAACGACTCGTTACGTTTCAAGGACGAGCGTTTACAAACACTCTGCTTCGTTATATCACGATTAAGATAGACGAAGATTCCCCTAAGATATTCGGATTGGATCGTCTGAATTTAGGACAACAATTTTATGTTGTTGAAGGCCCGTTTGATTCTATGTTTCTGCCGAATTGTATCGCAATGGCAGGGTCGGATGTAAATTTGAAATCACAAATTGAGATTTCAAGTGCATTGGACAATCATACAGGAACGATAGTTTTCGACAATGAACCTAGAAATAAAGAAATCATTTCTAGAATGGAAAAAGTGATTGATAATGGTTGGAATATTTGCATCTGGCCGGAATCTGTTGCTTGTAAAGATTTGAACGACATGGTTCTTGCGAGCATTCAAGAATCCAGATTAATCAAAATAATAAATACGAACACGTACAATGGTCTACTTGCAAAAACACACCTCGCTACTTGGAGAAAAAAATGAACCCCACCAATCCCGCCGTCTTGCCTACTCAATACCAACAATTCATTCATCTTTCACGGTATGCACGATGGGATTACGATAAGAAACGAAGAGAAACATGGGGGGAAACAGTAGACCGATATTTTACTTTTTTTCAAGAACATCTTAAAGAAACATGTGATTATGATTTAGGAAATGGAGTAGTCGAAGAATTGAGAGAAGATGTGTTAGCATTAAATGTTATGCCTTCTATGCGATGTCTGATGACTGCTGGAGATGCACTCAGAAAAGAGAATGTCGCTGGTTATAATTGTTCTTACGTAAAAATTGATACTCCACGTTCTTTTGATGAAATACTTTATGTTCTTATGAATGGAACTGGTGTCGGATTTAGTGTAGAAGTCGAATACGTAAATCATTTGCCATTAGTTGCAGAAGAATTTCATCCAACTGATACGACAATTGTTGTTGCAGATTCAAAACTTGGATGGGCAAAAGCATTCAAGGAACTTTTGAGTTTGTTGTGGACAGGTCAGATTCCAAAATGGGATCTTTCAAAAGTTCGTGGAGCAGGAGAACCATTAAAAACATTTGGAGGAAGGGCTTCTGGCCCACAACCACTAGATGATTTGTTTCATTTTGCATCAAGAATATTTCAAGATTCGGCAGGGAGAAAACTCAAACCCATCGAATGTCATGATATTGTTTGTAAAATTGCAGAAATAGTTGTGGTAGGTGGTGTTCGTAGAAGTGCTCTTATTAGTCTTTCAGATCTCAATGATAGAGAAATGAGATTTGCAAAACATGGAGAATGGTATAAGCTTAATGTACAACGGGCACTAGCAAACAATTCAGTTAATTATAAAGAACGGCCCGATGTTGGGACTTACATGCGAGAATGGTTATCTCTCTATGATTCAAAGTCAGGAGAGCGTGGTGTATACAATGGTGTATCAGCAAAAAATCAAGTAGCATTATTAAATGAAAGGGAAAAAGATGATAACGGAGGATATGTTAAACGAAGAGAACCTAGAGATGATTTTGGAACTAACCCCTGTAGCGAGATTATACTTAGAAGCAGAGAGTTCTGCAACCTTAGTGAATGCGTTGTCAGAAGACATGACGATGTTGAATCTCTTAAAAAGAAAGTCCGATCTGCAACAATCCTTGGCACTTTCCAATCCACTCTTACCAACTTCAGATATCTCACAAAAGAATGGGAAAACAATTGCACTGAAGAAAGACTGTTGGGTGTCTCGCTTACCGGCATATTAGACAACCCATTAACAAATGGTAAAAAGAAGGGACTAGAACCCCTGTTAGAAGAATTAAGAAAGGTTGCATATGAAACAAACAAAGAATGGGCAGACAAACTTGGAATTTCACGGGCAGCCGCAATCACTTGTGTCAAACCTAGTGGTACTGTTAGTCAGCTTGTTGATAGTGCTTCTGGTATTCATGCCAGGCATAATCCTTATTATATCAGAACTGTAAGAGCGGACAATAAAGACCCCCTCTGCAAAATGATGAAAGAGGCGAAATTTCCAAATGAACCAGATGTTACTAAACCAGACCACACAACTGTTTTTTCTTTTCCAATGGAAAGTCCCAAAGGAGCTGTTTGTCGAAAAGATATGACAGCGATTGAACAATTAAATCTTTGGACAAAATATCAAAAACATTGGTGTGAACATAAACCATCTATTACGGTTTCTGTTAAAGAGCCCGAATGGTTTGATGTTGGTGCATGGGTGTGGAACAATTTCGATTCGATTAGTGGTATTTCATTCTTGCCTTTTAGTGAACATACATATAGACAAGCGCCGTATCAAGATTGCACAAAAAAAGAATATGATGAATTGTTGGTCAAAATACCAAAGAAGGTAGATTGGACAACCTTGTCTAATTATGAACAGCAAGATTATACGATAGCATCACAAGAACTCGCCTGTTCAGCAGAAGGTGGTTGTGAAATTGTAGACCTTTAATCGGAGAGACATGGAAGTTGAATTGGATGTAGACTGTAATAATTGTAATGCGAAATATACTATGATGTACGAAGCAGATGACATACGATCAAGACAAGAAGAACATGCATTTCATTGTGCTTTTTGTGGAATATTAATGGAACCCTATTATGACGAATTTTTTGAAGAAGATTAGATTTGTCGCCGGAATTGATTATTCATTAACATCGCCCGCAGTATGTGTAGCGAAAATAGTTGACAATGAGATAAAATTTGAAAATTGTAAGTTTCATTTTTTGAAACAAAACAAGTCGCATAAATCATTAGGTAAGATATTTGCATATGATTATCCAGAATATACGGATGAAATTGAAAGGTTTAGTAAACTTGCATCGTGGACTATTGAATGTATTCGATGGTTTGATGGCCGGGTAGATAGAGTTTACTTGGAAGATTATGCATTTGCAGCGACAGGTAGAGTTTTCAACATTGGAGAGAATACTGGAATACTCAAAAAACAACTCAAAGAAGCCGGATTCAAATATGTTACAATCCCACCCACAGTAATTAAAAAACACGCCACAGGAAAAGGAAATGCCAATAAAGAATTAATGTATGAAACGTTTTTGTCAGAATCACATGTTGATTTACAGAGCCAGTTGTCTCCAAAATCAACCAAAATTTCTAACCCTGTATCTGACATTGTAGATTCATTTTACATTTGTAAGACAGGATTTCACTTAAAGGAACAGTTATGCGAACCCCCAATGAGCAAAACCCTTATCTAGTTGAAACAAAAAATGGACAAATATTGAAATTTAGTAAAATAGATGCAGATAACGAAGCAGTAATTAAACAATTAGATGGTGATGATGTTGAAGTATATCATGATGGAAAACTTCAATATAAATTGCATGGCATTGAACAAGGTAAACTTTTTTAAGAAAAAACTTGACATTTATTAAATGATTTGTTATAATAATACAATGGAAATAAAAAATGATTGATAAAATTATACAGGTGGTTCTAAAGTTCTTTGGAAAAGAGAAACCAGAACCACCTACAGAAGAAAATAATGAATCCCTTGAAGCACTTGAAAGAATAGAGGCTCTTGATAATATTGGAGAATCTTCATGAGCATGATGAAGTTTGATGATTCTAAAATAAAAGAAATTCGGAAAAGAAAAGAACAAGGTCTTCCACCACCACCAACTGACGGAGATGTGGTTGAACAGTCAAAGAATGCAAAAGGTGGAAGTGAGTTAATTTATCAAAGAGTCAAGGAGAGGGTGCCTGATGATCTCTGGAACTACTTTCAGGTCATTCTTTCAAGGGCTCGTGAATACGAAGATAAACCGAAAATCCTTTGGTTTCAGGACACATCAAAAGATCCAGAAGTACAATTTTTAAAAGATAAAACTTATCGTGACAAGTTTGTACGATTTGTATTTCCTTCTGATTGGTCACTTGAAAAATATAATATGGATCTCGATGTTGAATATGAAAAGAGTGTTGTTCTCAAGAACGCAATAGAACCAATTCCAGTACATACCAAACCAAAAGACGGCCCAACCAGACTTGCATATATTTCTACACCACATCGTGGATTGGATGTTCTGATTGGTGCATTCAAAGCACTGAAATTAGAGAATGTAGTACTTGATGTATATTCAAGTTTTAAAATATATGGATGGGAAGCACAAGATAAAGAATATGAACCTCTTTATAATGCATGTAAAGAAACACCAAATGTGAATTATCATGGAACAGTTTCTAATGATGAAATTCGGTCAGCGTTACAACAAACACATATCCTTGCATATCCAAATGTCTATCCAGAAACAGGATGTATATCTGCAATCGAAGCAATGAGTGCAGGATGTATTGTAGTATGTCCAAATCTTGGAGTCCTTCCAGAAACGTGTGCTAATTTTGCATGGATGTATGGATTTGTTCAAGATAAGACTGAACACGCAAGGAAGTTTGCATATGTTTTGAAAGATGCAATTAATAATTTTTGGGAACCACCAGTTCAGGCTGGTCTTGCATTTCAAAAACAATACTATGATATGCACTATGATATTGAAACTACTGCAAGACAGTGGACAATGATGTTAGAAACAATCAGAGGAAATATTGAAAACACTAAGGAGAAAAAATCGTAATGGTAAAGAAAGTGAAAACAGAACGCAAACCGATGAAGGTAAAACGAACTCGTAAAATTTCAGAAGAACAGCGTGAAGCTCTTCGGGAACGTATGAAGGATATGCGTAAAAAGAGGAAACCGGCAGAATATAAAAATGTGAGTGAACGTGTTCTTGCTCTTCCAGATGATGACATTTATTCCTTTAAGAACGTTAAGGGATGGATTAAACATAACAAAGAGATGATTGCTGCTTTAGGTAAATCAGCAAGAGGTAGATATGTTGGAGAAAAGGAACGCAAAATTGCGGAAAGTCAGGCCGCATCTCGTAAAGCATATATTAGATATTGTGAATTTTACTTGAAATCTGGTGATTGGATTGGAATGTTTTCGGGCCAGGATGAAGAACATAAAGTAGTTCCACGATGTGTTGCTATGGCTTATTACCCTGACGGTACTCCTAAGAGGTCTGTGGGGGTATTCTATCCAGATATTAGTGCAGTGTGGTCGAAAGGAATGGATGAATCAGAATTCGGAAGTTTACAAGATAGAGGTTATTATAAAGCAACGGAAACAGTTGCATTGACAGACAAACAATTTACAGGAGAAGTTTGATATGGCAGAATTTAATATTTTAGAAACCCTTGAATTGGTTGGTAAGGCTAAGACAAGAGAAGAGAAACGACAAGTTCTCACCGATAGAGATAATTTTGCAACTAGGGCGTTGTTGCAATTGAATTATCATCCAGATGTTAAATGGCATCTTCCGCCAGGAGCACCACCATATACGCCAGGACAAGTAGCAGATTCAACTCCAAATTCACTTCATTTTGAGGTAAAAAAA